TCAAGCGTAGCACCTGATTGTGTAACATAGATATCATTCGCCATTACCGGTAAGGCAAAAAATATCAAAAATGTTATTAGTTTAGCGTACATACTTTTACTCCTCTATTTTAAATGACCATAAGTCCTTTTCGATACCCTCATAAATTAAATTATGAATAGCGTGTTCGATTGTAGTTCTTATGGCGTAATTGACTGGCTCGTTTGTTGCGACACCAGTTTCTATTTCAAGCGCTTTTGTACTCATATCTAAAAATCTGAATACATCACCGCCACTTGAAAAACTTGCGATAGTCTTTGTTGCTGACACAGTAAGAACGATCTCACCTGTCTGAACTGCAACAAGTCTTATTGAAACTGTTACTTGATCTGTGCGATACTGTTCATTTACGCCTATACCAAAATATCTTGCACCTGCACCACCAGATGTAATATTTGCGTCATATCCCACAATACCACCCTCTATTATAAGTCCTGCAAACTTTAGAGGTTTTAATTGATTCTTAACATCACTTTCTCCATCATATAATTCTCTTGTTGATCTAATAAGTTGTCTTTCTTTTATAAGAGCATCCAGACCTTGTCTTTCTAAAACTATAAACCATGGATTATTACCACCTACTGCTTTAAGTCCATTGATGACCCATGTTTCAGGTCCTTGTGTTACTGCGGTTGATAGTTGACTAAATTTTGTGTTTGGTTTTCTTTGTCCTGTTCTATCAGGAAAATTATAAACTGCGATTGTGATTTGTGGTTGCCCTAATTCAGGTATCAACTCTAGTCTTTTCATAGTATCAGTTTCCATGGTGTAAGGTGTTTCACCTTGATAGAAACCTTCAGGTGGTGTGGTTGTAGCACAACCTGATACAAAACAAAATATTGCTATCGCTGCTGCTATTTGTGGGAATGCTAAATCCATATTTTTAAAACTTAAAGTCGCCTACAGGCACAGACATGACCGTTGTTGAGCCATCTGGTGATGTGATTGTTAGTGTTATTATTTCTGTGGTCGTGTCTTTGACCCAAGCAATTTGTGAACCTTCTACTTCAGCAGTGCCAGATGTAGGACAAGTGCCTTCACATTCTTCACCGAACATATTATCAACTAACTGTTTTGATAAATTAGCATAGATTCTACTTTCAACATTTTTGATAAACTTATTAATAGTAGTATTATTTTCATCACGCTTAGCTGCAGCTGTTGCTGACTTAGCGTCATCTTTAATTTTATTTTCTCTACTATATCTGAGTTGCTCAAGTGATAGAACATGAGTAGAATAACCATTACCTGAAAATGATGGATTACTGAACTCTTGTACTAGTTCACTTGCGATACTAGGTGCCGAAAGCACATAACAAAATAGACCTAGCACCATAACTTTTAGTGCTTTCATACCCAATATTTATAATAAGATATAATCGAATACTACTGCTATAGTGAATATTATAGTGAATGTCGCACCTATGATAATGCCACTAGTTGAGAGACTTTTTAGATACTCTCTTTGAACTTCTTGATCTGTTATTTTTATTCTTTTCATTTTCTTGCATTTCTAAAACTGTGTTTAATTTAGACCTTAACCTGATAAGATCATTGTCAAGCATTCGTATTCTATCTAGTAAACCTATCAAAGCAGTATTTGCTTGACTTAATTTTGTCTTGATATTTTCTGTGGTAAACTTGTATATGAAGTATATGAAATACCCCATAGCGATAGCTGCCAAAGTGGCAAAACCATATTGGTTGATGATATCAACAATATCCATAATTACTTAATCTTTTTTTTCAACCACAAATAGAGAGTATAACAAGCAAACAAATAAATTGTTGCAACTCCTACATCTAAAATATGCTCTCTCATATGATATATAAATTCTATACCTGCTTGCACATCACCCATACTACCAGTTTCTTCTATATTCACAATCTTTGTGCCTTCAAAATTTTCTATTGTTTGTTCCATTAATCTTTCCTTGCGTCAGTCTTACCATCTGCTCGAGCAATTCTATCTTCATCTTGTCTTAAATCTAGAGCGTCTGATATCTGAACATCTAATTTTATCATGTCATTATTCATAGTCTTAATTCTATTATCAAGACCCATGATGATACCATGAATACTATTTACTTGACCGATTACTGATTCTAAAATATATTTGAGAATGATGTAGATAAAGACACCCATAGCACTAGAAGCTGCAACAGGTAAACCAAATTCTTTTAATAGTATAAAAAATAAATCCATAATATAAACTATTTATACGCTAAAAAAAAGGGGTGCCGAAGCACCCCTCTTATACTATTTTAATATAATCTACTTCTTTGTGTATATTGAATATAAAACCCAAATAGCAACTAAACCAACTAGACCTTGAGCACTAAACCCAGCGATAATTGATTGTACATTACTTATTACACTTATGTCGGGCCAGAAAGGCACATTTTGTCCACTAAATAGAACTTCAAGTACGATACCTAAAGCAATAAGTGAAACACCTACATCTGCTAATGCAGCTGCCCAACCCTTTATTTTAGTAATAATTTCCATATATAGTCTCCTTTATATGATTTGATATCTCAAACTTTGCATGATGTAATTGTATTATTTATATTAAAAAAGGGTTAGGACACGATATCCTAACCCCTACATAAAGAAACAGGTGGAGAGATTAATCTTCCTCAGCTAATTTTGAGAAGTAATCTAGTGTATCATCACCGTCATCTTCATCTTCACTAGCAACCGAAGTATCTGCTGTTTCGTTTACTACTGGTTTACTAACTGTTGGTGATGTAGGTGGGTCCATAACATCTTCAGCTGTACCAGTATTCCTGACACCACTTAAAACTTTATCAAGTTTCGCTTTTAACTCATCATAAGATTTAAAGTTTTCAGGTGCAAGAAATGGTTTTAATGGATACTGTTTGTTCCATAATTCTTCTATAGCCTCATCATTATCTCTGATAGTAGATGGACTATCAAACTCTGATTTATCATAATTCCAGTAACCATCAACTTTTCTGATTTTTAGTTTAAAGTTTGCACCTTCCCAAAAATCAAATGGGTTGATAGGTTTCTCATCTTCAAATTCAGGTTTCATCGCTTCAGTAATCTTATCAAAGATTTTCTTACCGAATTTAAATAATTTTACTTGACCTTCATTTTCAGGATGTTTAGGATCTGAAACAATTAAGATATTTGCAACATAAGATAGTTTTCTTTTTCTCTTTCTTGCAATCTCTTTATCAGCGTCAACACCAGAGTTCCAGAGTAAACTATTAGATTCACTAACTGGATCTTTTTTGTTAAGTGTTGTTAAACTATTCTCAATATACCAACCACCAGGACCTTGAAAGGCATGAGACCATAGTCTTGCCCATGGCAAATCTTCATCTTTTACAGCAGGTAAAAAACGAAATACTGCATAACCATTACCTGATTTATCTAGTTCTGGTTTCCATAATCTATCATCTTGATATGAGTTTGATTGTTTTTGAGGTTCGGCGACTTTGTTTAGTTCACCTATGAGTGTGTCTAGATTAGACTTCGACCTTTTTAAGGCCGCAATACTTGTATTCATAATTGTATCTCCTTGTATGTTTTATCGTATGTTATTGTATGTGTCTGTATTAATCGACATAATTATTTATAATGCGAAATAGGTGGGACTATGGATTTACCCACAAGTGAGAACACAGATACCATTCTGATCCCTCAACAACCCGTTTCATCTTGTCAGATATGTGATTCATAATTGGTAAGATTACAAACCTGGGTACAACCCCTAAACGGTCAAGTTCGACCCTCTGGTGAAAGCCTCTTCCTTGCACTATAAAAAGAAGGTAATTATTCTTCTTTTGCATTATCTGTATTATAACACATTTGTTGACCCTTGTCAAGCGATGTTATAAAATTTTTACAAACTTCTATCATAATCGGTAAACCATCACCATCAGTAAACTCTTTCCAAAGTGTACCTTCATGCTCGTATCCACAGTTTTGGCATACGTTTGACATTATACTGGTTTTACCAATACTTTCGGTAGTATATCACAATTATATGATAATGTTCTTCTCATTTGCTCTGTCTGTCTAAATGGATAAACAGCATGAACTAATGTATATGGAAATACAAAGAAATCTCCTACCTTTGGACTTATTCTCATTTGAGACATTGATAACGAATGTTGGTTACCACCGATAAATTCTAAATGACCATTTGCAGGTTCATGATTGTTTGTATATTCTTCGCCATAAGTATCTGGCACTTTTAAAAATAAAACTGATGATAAACCTACTAAACTATTTTTACTAGAATGAAAGTGAGCAGGATTATATTCACCTGCATACATATCATTTACCCAAACATTGTCTAAAGATAATTGATGTGTATTTACTAATACTGAGCCTGATCTTTTCATATACTCTTGAAAACACATCATGAAGGTACCTTTTATATCATCATTTAAAATAGGATTAAGTAATTTTTCTTTTTTGATTTTACCTGCAAGTTGAGGGTTCCAGTCAGGCATACTATCACCTCTTTCATCAATTGCCTTGTTTACAGCTTCAATAAAATGTTCAGGCATTTCTAATTTAAGAATTATCTCACCTAATGTAAATACTTGTGTCTTTACTTGTTTACCTTCTTCACTCATTATATCTCCTTCATTTTATCTCTCAATGAGATTTTATATTTTGTAATATTATATGACAAAAATGGTTTATATCTTTTCATTCTATCAAATAGTTTAGGCCATAATACTTTTTCTGTAATATCTTTATTTAATTTTTTAGTGAATCTTAATATATCATCTAGTATTATTAATGTTTCAAAGTTTATCTTTTTTGCTAGAAACATTTTGATGATAGTAGGGTGTTGACCGCCTACTGATAGAAATAAATCATTAAATTTTATATCTTTAGTTGTCATTCTTTCTATAATGTAATCAATATCTTGTTCATAATAATAATGTAATGATTCTATTTTTTTAGACCATTGTTTATAATGTTCATCACCAGCTTTGCCAGTGATGTCGCCAACCCATAGATTAGTATTAGAAACAAAATTACTAAGGAAGTAATTAACAATAGACTTATTGTCATAAGATTTACTAAGCCTATGAAAGTAATACCTATCCCTTCTTTTAGTAAAAGTTTCCAATCTTGCAGTTGTTCTACCGTTGTGTTTATGAAAGTCGTAAGATTGGTTTTTACTTGTGAAGTGGAGTTTGATTGCCAAATATGTTTTATATACTTCAAAACCATTCACTATCCTTCAAGCACTCCTATAATCCATAGTGTTCCGAATATCACTAATGCTACTTCTGCTCCTGTCATAATATCTCCTTATATTGGTAGTTTTGCTGTTTTTTCTTTTAACATATTAAGACCTTGTGCCTCAAATGCTATTTTCTCTTTCAATGTTTTATTAATCATAGACTTTGTTGTAGATAAATCTATACTGTTTTTTTCGCAATACAAGACTATAGCGTCTATATAACTAATTCTTTTTGTCTTTACTATATCTTCAATTAGTAAAGCAAATTTATTGGGTGTAACTATCATATAATACTATTATACTATATTTTTTTAGTTTTGTCAAGGTCTGATTGTCGAATTGTTGGATCATAAATCTCTTTTGTTGCTTCACTTCCTGACATATATCCAATGCCATAAGCACAAGCCATTAATATTGA